CAGCCTTCACTGATAGATTTCCTATACAAGTTAACAAAGATTTATTGGAAGCAAGAATCGGACCCGAAAGGGCCGAAGCTTGGTTTCAAATAATGACCCAAAGCTTTTCTGTTCAGGATAGTGTTATACGCTATTCTGTTGGAAACCCTATGGGTGCATATTCTTCCTGGAACTCGACAACTCTTTCACACCATTTTGTGGTATGGAAGGCTTGTCAAAACAAGGGTGTTAATTGGAAGACTTTACCTTATGCTATGTTAGGTGATGACTTAGTGATAGGTCATCGCTTAGTAGCACTAGAGTATTGTCGTCTAATTAGAACCCTTGGAGTTAATTGGTCTAAAGAGAAAACTCATGTCAGTCCGCACTTTTATGAATTCGCTAAGCGACTTCATTGGTGTGGATTTGATATAAGTCCTTTTCCTATAGCAGGCCTTTGGTCTGAACGTAACCGAATTGTCGGTCAAATTCAGGTCTTTGACAATGCTATTTCGAAAGGGTGGTTTTCCATTCCTGAGTTAATAGAGAACTGTGATGAATACTTTAGATTTTTATCATTACCTCGTCGTCTTCGGACGAAGTTGTGTGATACAATGTCTAAAGCATGGACTATCATGTCCGTCCTTCAGAAGAGATCATCTGCACTGGAATTACTTCCTTTTGTGGAAAAGATTTCCTCTCAAGTGGCTTCACGTCTTGATGAAACTAAAATATATAATATTTTAGTTAATTCAATCATGTTGACATTTGTGGACTCATCTGAGAATTTATTAAATCATAAGAAGCACAAGGATACTCTCGGGCAGATTGCCGTTGATATAACTGTGTTTCTTACTGGTTTAATAGATTCTGATACAGTTTCTCTATTAGATACTATCAGTCTCCCTGAGTCTCTTCCTCATACTCACGTATGGGGGATTGTCTCAGAAGATTATTTACGTGCTCAGAGGGAAGCATATATAATTGATACAGTCAGACAGGGAAACTGGGATCCTTTATTAAAGAATCTCAAGATTCCTATATCTGACAAGTCTTTCTATTTTTTTAGAAACACTGATCCTTTATATATTCATTCCTTAGAAATTGTAAATAAATTTGAAGAATCAATAAAACAACTGGCTTTGTACCCTCAATTAATTTAATTGAGTATACATTCCTGTTTATTTATCTTTAAATGAGAGATAGCTGAACCGCTCTCGCGGACGACATTGTCG